GAAAATGTAGGGCCGTTGATCTCACCAACTCGCATAAACGTGCCAGTTGAAGGTTTTTGTGTGCTGTTGAGGGTTTCTAGTACGCCGACGGCAGTGGTAAGTAAGGTTTGGTTGCGGGCAGGACCACGGCCTTTTTCCGTAAAGATGCGGATGATTAGTGCTCCACGCGCATTGTCCACACTGCTAGTCAGCGTGGGCTCGTTTGTGATGCCAAAAGTAATGTTGATGCGGACGTACTCGGTGGTGGTATTAGCTGGTGCTGCTGTGATGTTGTCAAAAAATACTGGCACAGCAGGTGACAACGCACCGAATGCTGATAGCAGTGGATTCTCAAGTGCGGCCCGGATTGATTGGTAGTTCATGCTTTGAACTCTAGGTTTACGCCTTTTTCTAGTGCTCTTTGCATCTTGCCACCTCGAACGTAGGTTGTGTACCAATCCAAAGGTGCAGTAGAACGATTATCGGTGCCTCCTTTTTGTTTAGGGCCAATGTCACCTCGGCGACCACCATCGGGTCTGGTGCCTCGGAATACCACATCTCCCTCCGGTTCGTACCCCGGATAGCTAAATTCTTCTCGGGGCGGTTCTAGGTCAAGTGCTACTGCTGCGTAGCTTGCTCTGTTACTGATAATAAATTTCGTTACCCGATTCATTTCTCGCTGCGTTACCGGGAGATTTGGAATATCGGACAGTGTGTACGGGTATGCAGCCGGAATTGCACCGCCTGCACCGGGCGCAAACGCTTCCCAACTGTCTCTAAACTCACCACCCCAAACAGGCCCGGCTTCCGCCAGGTCATTCATAATGTTTCGGGCGACCGTACGTACTGTCTTGTTTAATTTGTTGCGGATGCCGCGCTCTAAGTTAGTTAGTGCTCCCATTATTGGGGCCTCGCGATGAGGGTGTGAAGGACTGGGTTGTCGCCGCGATAGCTGGTGATGGCGATGATCTTGGCCTCGCGTGTTACTCCAGCTTGGTCGTATTGGATGCGGTCAGCTTCCGTTGGGTAGTAGGTGCCAAGCTCGGCGGTGCCAATGATTACTTTGAGGTCGGTGGTTTGATACAAACCTTCTGACTCGCGGGGGTTTATGCGGGTGATAACACCCTTTACCGTTACGTTGATGTCAGCTCCGTTTACAGCCCCCGTGGTGGGGTTGTAGACGCGAGGTGTAGAGCTTTTGATGTACGTCAAGGTTTGGCCCCAGTCCTTGAGGATGGGGGCCGGGATTGACTGAAATACGGTGTCGATTTGGCTCATTAGCTGCGGTACACACGAACGTTTGCAATGCCGCTAACGCCTTTGGCCCAGCCTTTCAAGAAGCTGCGTAGCCATGGCAAGGCTTGCGTGATCGACTGCATGGATTCCACGCTGTACTGTTCTCGGTACTTGACGCGCAGTTCGCCTAGTTCGACTTCTTCGTAGCTGCCGGGGGCGGCGACTACACCGCGTAGCAGCGTTGGGTTGCGTATTAGTGCCAGTGCAGCTTCGCAGGTGGCGTCCTTGATTTCACGTGGGATGAACGTGGCGTCCGCTTCGATGCCGTCGAGGGTCACGTCGGTGCGGGGCCACTTCAACGCTTGCGTAACGGCTGAACGCTCACCGTAAAAGTCGAGGGTGTCGATCCAGCTTGTTGCTGTGATTAGAGAAGCGGCCTTGTTGTCGGATGTGGAGGCATCCCAGTCGGCAGCATCTAAACGGTTATCGAAATACGTGTCGGCATCAGCAACCGTTATGTATGAGTTGGAGTTGGCTCCAGCAAGAGTGGCGACGAGGACGGGGGCCATGTCAGTTTTTCCTCGACCGCTACGTGCAGCATTTAGATATTACTCCCACTGTAGGTCACCCGTAGAGATGAGCAATGGGGCCTGTACGTACAGTGTGCGTACGTGGCCGACGGACAGTTGGCAATATCTTTGCCATGTACACGTCCGCTCCGGTCATCTGGAGTTCGGCTAGGCGATCTTGGTAGGTGGCGTAAGGGATGTCCTCGTGCCAGCCTCGGTTATCCTGTGTTATGTAAAGACGAACTACTTTCATGCCTACTCAAAAAGTCGTTGATGGTGCCTCCAGCGTAAAGAAGGCTAAGCCTGCTTTTGAACCTGGCGATCAAGTGCGTCAGTTGGAGCCCGTTGCGCTGGAGATTCGACGCCTTTACGTAGAAGAGCGCCTCAACATTACCGGCATTTCCGAAAAGCTCCAAGTCAGCTACGACGTGATTAACCAGTTGATCTTGCAGTCCTACAAGAGTGTGATGAACACTCCCGTGGTGTTTGAAGCGCAAGAGAAGATTCGACTTGGCCTTGATTGATAGGCATGAAAAAGGGGCCCCGTAGGGCCCCAATTTGTTCGATGTGCCGCTTATCAGGCGTAAGCAGTGGTGTCGAATGGAGTGTTAACCAGCAGACGGGCCACAGGCACCATCTTGGTGGTTGAGTAGACGAGGTTCCAGCTGGCGATGGCGCCGAGTTGGTCGGTTGCTGTGGTGTTGAGGGGGTTGTCGGTAGCGGCAGCCCACTTGGTGCCAGTTACGTGGTAACCGTAGTGGTAGTCCACAGCCAGCACGTCCTGCATGGACAGGATGTTGCGGTCGGCAGCAAGACGTAGGTCTTGTTGGATGCCTTCAGCAACTACGCCCGACTTGAACAAGTAGACGGGGTACTTCTTGGCGTGGGTTGCGGTGCCGCCGGTGAGGGCGGTCAGTTGGTCGTCGATGACGACACGCAGACCAGCGAAGAAAGGTACTTCGGTTTGGGTTACACCCACGCCGCCGCCACCCCAGGTGATAGCGCCACCTGTAGACAAAGCCGAGGTGCTGAAGACCAGCATTCCGACTTGCTGCAGGTAGTAAGCCACGTTCGAGTGCATTGCAATCGAATCGAGTTCATCGCCGCGCTCACCCAACTTCACCTTGGTGCCAACGACGTTGGCGACGTTCAGGAAGTTGGCCTCGACCATGTTGCCGGGAACGTCGGCAATAGTCTTGTCCAGTTGGTTGGGGCCAAGGACACCAGAGCCGGCGATAGGGCCAAACAAACCAAGCAGTTGGGCTGCCAATGTGGCAGTCTTCAGCTTGTTGATGGCTGCAGTCAGTTGGTTGCGGACATGGGCCAAGGGGTCGGCGCCAGATCCCAACTGGCTTAGATCGTCGGCAGCGTAGGCAAAGCCACGGTGCAGCAAGGTCATAATCTGCTCGTCGGCAGTTACGTTTGCTGGCACTAAGTAGCCGCCACCGCCACCCCATGTGGAGTTGCTAAGGATCTGTGATTCCGTGGGGGCAATCGGATCGAAGAAAGGTACGCGGACGCGGGTGCCGCCAGCACGGGCATCAAGAGCAGCGTTGCGCTGCACAATGCCGGACTGAACCCACTTCGACTGCTCGAAGATACCTTCAGCGGTGTACTGAAGGAACTCGGGGCGAGTAACAAGGTTGGAGAGGAATGTTCCTCCCGAATAGTTGCCGTTAAAGGCTGACATGGATTAGCTCCAGTGAGGTGTGTAGGGGGTGCCCCACAGGGGCTAGGCGCCGGCCTCTGATTTCAAAAGACGGGCCATATCGGGGTTATCAACCAACATCATCATCTGTTGGGTGACGTTCCAGGCATCTTTAGACCAAGGATTGGATTGGCCCGGAACGGCGGTGGAACGGGCACTGCTCGTTACACCCATACCGGAACGATTACTAGCAGCGAAATGATGCTCGTAACCACTGCCCGGTGTTTTCAAGTTAGCGATGTACTCGCTAATCGGAACTTCGACGCCGCCGGAAACAACCACAGGTTGTCCCTCTTTGGCGCGTAGGTTCTCCTGCACTAAACGATACAGCTGATCGGGCGCTACTGCACCAGCTTGTGCAAGTTGAGCTACGGCGGTGGCGCGTATTTGCTCTTTTGTGAAGCCCGTACGAATTTCTTCGATGGTTGCATCACGTTGACTTATCTGTTGCTTCAAATCAGCAACTGTTTGTTGGGCATCCTCCCACAATGTTCTGTACTCGCCGGTTTCAGCCAACTTTTGAGTTTTGGCTTCCTGCTGCGCCTGTGATAGTTGCTCCAGCTGTTGTTGGAGACTATCGCGGGCTTCCTTGTCCTTACGGCGTTCACCGATTAGCTCGGCATTCTTGCTACGTAAGGCTTCGATTTGGGCGGCGAGATCCTGTGAACCAGGGTCAGCCACAGGCTGTGATGGTGTGGGCTCCACAAGAGTCACTTCCGGGATCTGGTTTTCGGGCACGGTGGATTGGTACTTGAACACACTAATCCTACTACTTTATTAGTAAGTTCCATCATCGGTAGGGGCTTCTAGAGACGCTAACCATTGCGCTTCTGTACCTACAAAACCGTTATTGACTGCCACCTGATACGCCGAAATTCCTTGGGCACCTGTAGCACCGGTGGCACCGGTGGCGCCTGTAATACCTTGTTGACCGGGGTTTCCTTGTGGTCCCGCCGCACCTGTTGCGCCAGCGGCTCCTGTTGCGCCTTGAGCGCCGGTTGCACCAGTTAGACCTGTGTCGCCTTGCAGGCCGGTGGGGCCGGTGGCGCCTACAGGGCCAGTAGCGCCTGTTGCACCCGGATCGCCTTGTGGTCCCGTTGCACCTGTTGGGCCGGTAGCGCCAGCTGCACCCGTTGCTCCGGCGGCGCCTGTTGCGCCAGTTGGGCCGGTAGCACCTTGGCTGCCGGTGGTGCCGGCGGGAATACCGAAATCCAGTATTGCGGCT